GTCGATTCGCGCGTAGGCTTCCAGCAGTGTGATCTCTGGATCAATTGCACTACCGTCATCATCCATCCAGCCAGATCCCGCAGTGTTACGGGCAGACTTCTCCTGGGAGTATTGGGCCAGGGCCTCTTCACCCAGGGCCTTGGTCAGATCATCTTCCTTGTAGCCTTCTGACATCCACACCGACAGGCGCTTCGTTACCCGGTGGGCGAATGGTCCGTCAAGGATGCCCTCGGAATCGGTGGATTTAACAAAGTCCTCGGGGACCACGACGTCGATCTTGATCTCCTCGACGGTCTCGGTCTCGGTGATGTCCCCATACCATAGACCGGTGGCCGGGTCTTGATCGACTGCCACGTCCTTGGCCAGCATCAACACCTCTTCCATTCCTTCGTCGGGCAGCCCCTCGAATTCAGAGACATTCTCGATGGTCTTGGTCTCGGTGTAGACCTTCACGATGCCGAGGCGAGCCGTGAACCCGTCGAACAGGACAGTATCCAGGATGGGAAAGCCTGCATTCTCCTTGAAGACCACGGAATTGACCAGATCAGTCGCCATGGCTGCCATGGGCATACCCATAGTGTCCGTGGGCTCGAAGTCCAACGGGAGCTTGTTACCGGTGAACACCTCCAGCAAGGATGCCCGAGCAGCCTCGACGCCCTCGAATACATCCAGGGACCGGTAGCTCGAAGACCCCTCATGCATCTTGTTGGGGTACTTACCGTCGTAGTAATCCAGAGCATTCTTACGTTCATTGCTGAGGGTACCGCTTGCGAATTCGTCGGCGTCACGTAAGTGCTGCCGTAGGTATTGGCTCAGTTCCTTATCGGAATAAGGCTTCTTTTTGCCCTTTGCCATATATGCCTCCAAAAATGATGGTGATGATGGTGAGTGATTGGGAGACAGGACAACCGCCCGCCACCACCACCACCGTAACTCTAAAGTGCTTCCAGGAGGTAACTTTCCTGGTCCAACACAGGTGTCCATTTACCACGATGGTAATGATTCGCCAGAGCCAACGCCATGACACCGTCGTCATGTGCCCCTGGTTCTGCCTCATACTTCCCTTCGGGTGTGGCAATGAACGTCCGCATATCATTCATCAGCATGGGGCAATTGAGCTTAATTGCCTTGTCCCGGACCTCGGCCCGTAACTTGTCGATGATGTACGGCTTTGACTTGGGCGTGGTCGTGAAGCCCAGCTTGATTGTTAACTGATCTGTGATCTTGTCCACAACCTCTTCAGTGTAGAAGTTCGGGTACTCCCAGTCCTTATAGATTCGCGTACAGACCAACAGACCATGGCTATTACTCTCTACGATAACGTGGGCGTTGTTATAGAGAGTTGCCAGACGGAAGATGATATTGGCGAAGTGGTCTGGGTGCACCCAGTCCCGATAGGTTGCAACGACCTCCTTCTGCTCGTCCAATATCACCAGAAATGACGGATCACCTCCTCGAATGCCCATAGAGGAGTCGGCACCGATCCAATACTCTTGGCCCGGTTCGTGCTCCTTGTAGATGTGCAATGGTCCACCACGTCGTTCCTCCCATTTCTCACCAAACATGATCTTGGTCATGATCAGGGGTGCCGCCCGGTCAGTCTCAAACTTGATATGCTCCGGGTTGAATACACCCATACCTGTCGAGATAAACGCCTCCTCCGGGGTTGCTGGGTATTCCTGCTTGAACTTGTCCAAGCCATTCAGGCCGATCTTCTCGCGCCTGAAGCACAGCTGTTCATCGTCTAGGCCGTACTTGGCGGCTTCAACTTCCTCGTCAGGCGTCCTTTCAAAGTCTGCAGGAACCGGACGACGGTATTCGGGGGCTTCGTACCAGGGGAAGAAGATGGGGGTGAAGCCATTCTCTCCTGCGACTGCTTTGTTCCACATGTCGTAGTAGAGCCCCGATGTGCCGTTTGCAGTGCTTTCAACAATGATAATTGAGCCATGCCCGTATGGGACCGCTTGCTCCAAGCCATTGTATAACTCCTTGGCCGACTTCTTGGGCCAGAATGCGATCTCCGAGCAGTGCAAGTATTGGATGGTGGACCCGCGCCCAATAGACGCGGACCCTGCGGTACCCACCACATACCGGCTATCGAGCTTGTCGAAGAACAACTCACGCTTGGACGAGTATTTCGTCGTGGGCTTGATTGCATCCGGGAGGTTTTCAAACATACGCTGCGAGATTACGAATAGAGTCTCGGTGGACTCCGAATCATGCGCAACGACCATTGCCAGCTTACCGCGATCATTGGTGATGCGGTGGGTCATTCGTCCAGCCGTATAGGTGGACATCCCCAGCTGGCGGGCTTTCAGGAGGATGATTCGAGCTTGGCCTTTGGTCTTCAGCTCGTTTTCGATGATGTCATCAAGCAGCTTCTGTTGACGGTTAATCTCGAAAGGAACGATGTCACCCTTCTTGGTACGGATCTTCAGGGCCTTTCGAGCATAGAACTCAAAGTCCTCCTTTAACCGTTTACGTAGTTCAGCCGCTGTCTCCATCAATCATCTCCTTAATCCACTCCTCGTGCGTCTTCTCCTTCTTCTTGGTTGCATCAGCAGCAATACGCTGCTTCATCAGATCCATCGCAGCCTTGGACAGGTTCTCGAGTACCCGGAGGTTCTGGGCCATATCCAGCTGCCCACTCATCAGGAGCTGCTGCTGGGTAGCGAAGGGGTTGACATTGACCCCGAGGTCACCGAGGGCGTCGGTAAGATCGTGGGAGGGTTCCGGTAGAGCCGTCTTGCTGGTCGTGACGATTGGAACAGGCGGGAACCCTAGTGGAAGATCACCGTTTTCGGCTGGTAGCTGGTCGTGTTGGGACTTGCGGGGCATTCGTTGTCTCCTGTTTGGTTGGTGCTGGAGAGATTGCAATAGCTTTCACATATCGCTCCACCACGTCCAAGGTTCCAAGAACCGAGTCGGCTGTGTGCTTGGAGGGCACCATTCGCAACAGATCAAATGCCACCTTGGCCTTATCCTCCGCTGGAAGATCAGCCTGCTTCAGCCACTCGGCATTCTTGAGGGTTTCAATTAAACGATCAATGGCACGGTCCATACCTGCTCCGTTGTTATGTTTTCCATCTCCCGAATTGGGTGACGGGCTTGATGATGCGGATGAATTCCTGCTGCACCTCAGTGGGAACACCCTCCGCTTCCATGACTTCCTGAGCACGGACAACAATGTTGATCTTGTCATCCCTGGACTTGGCATCGGCAACCTTATCGACTGCTGCCCGAAGTGCGCCCTTCAGATCCTGCGGAATCACATCGGACTCAGCAATGAGATCCTTGGCGGACTCCCGTGCCCTGGTAGCTCGAATGATGACGGCCTTGCGGGCTTCACCAGGTTCGAGCGGGATACCCTGGTCGATCTTGGTCTCGATACGGGCATTCTCTGCAATGACACGCTGGGCAGCTGCGGACTTCTTTCGGCCCCTCTCGGCGGCTTTACGGGCCGCACGGAGATCCTCGACACTGCGCTGGCCGGAAGCAACAAGGTATTGCCCAACCACATTCTGGAGCTTGTAGAAGTCCTTCTTTGGCAGGCTTCCACTGTTGATCAATTCATCCCCATAGAACTTGATGTCGGGACGATTGGAAGATGCCTGGAGTTCCTTGATGGCCTTGATGTACTCGGTGGGAGTCATTCCAACGTACTCGGCAGAGGTCGCGAGCCCATTCTTATTTTCGGTCGGCTCGAATGGTTGACGGCTGGCGTCCTGTTCCCATTGGGGCTTCTGGGGCTTCGCAGATGCCCGAACTTTCGGCTTTACCTGAAGATCCGCAACCTTCCGGGACAGGTCCAGATGGGCCACAATCTCCCGCCCAATACGCTTGGCATCTTGGGTATATGCCTTCCGTAGCATATCCGGGATCTGCCCACTCATGGCATCACCACGCGCAGTAAGCATCCTGGTAGGTGTTGGAGCCATCACGCCCATGCGTCGACCAAGATCCTCGGCAATTCGCCCCCCAAGGCTGGTCATAGTTGACCCGCCGGGAAACTTGAGGTCGGCCACAACCTTCACCAGGGGGTTCTCAAGGAACTCCCGCAGGCGCGATTGCTGGCCCCGGATCGTCCGGTACTTGACCGTCTGCGCCGCAGTCTTGGCCTCGGCGGCGAGGACCGACAGAGCCCGCATGGAATCCTCGTCTGGAGCCGTGCGTACCAGCTCCTGGAGGTCTCCCGCCCGATAGTGAGAGTTCGGGGCCTTGGCGGATT